AAGATAAAAAATTATAGAATCCTTCTACACATCTAATACACAATCCTTATAAATAGAAGGAAGAAGGAGAATGTGTACAGATGGCTACAATTTCAAATATATTTATCAATCAAGGCGCTGACTTTAGTACAACTGTAACTATCTCAGACAACACTGGTTCTGCACTAGACTTATCTAGTTATACTGCACTTGCACAGATTCGTAAAACTTACGAGTCAGCGACTGCAACAGGGTTCACTGCAACTTTTGACTCTGATAGAACTACTGGTAAAATCACACTCTCTCTCACTGATACTCAAACCTCTTCTCTTGAATCGGGACGTTATGTTTATGACTTGCTCATTACAGGCGCATCGAATGATAAGACTAGAGTAGTTGAAGGTATTGCTACTGTTAACCCAAGTGTATCTAGGAGTTAGATAGATGTCAATAAGTGCAAAGATAAATACATCCAGTACAATACAAGGTTCGGTATCACAAGGAAACCAACCCCAAGTAACTCGTGTTACAGTGCCAGGCCCAAAGGGTGACTCTGGTGCAGCAGGGGGTAAATTGGTAGAACTTGCTGATGTGAACGCAGACTCCGTTCAAGATGGAGCATTGATTCAATATGATGGTGGAACTGAAAAATTTGTTATAACGAATGTAGTTGAAACTGATACAGGCACAATACGTCTGAACGGTGGAACTTTTTAATATAAACTTAAACAAGGTAGAAAAATAATGTCAACAATTATTCAAATTAAACGCACCACTACGGCAAATCTACCATCTACGTTAGAACAAGGCGAATTATCATATATCTATGATACTAGTTCGACTGACACAGATGCAGGCGGTAACGGTGGAAGAATCTATATCGGTGACCCAACATCGAACTCAAACACTCCAATTAAGATTGGTGGTAAATACTATACCGACTTAATGGAACACAGTCACGGTACACTCACTGCAAGTGCAGCTTTACTCGTAGACTCAAACAAAAAAATTAATGAGTTGCTAGTAGATAATATTACTATTGATGGTAATGCAATCACTTCAACAAATACAAATGGTGATATTACCGTAACTCCAAACGGAACTGGTAAGTCTGTCATAACAAACATCTACACAGATGCAAGTACATCTCTCCAAGAATATATTGAAGATATTTCTGGTGGTTCTGTAACTGCTGGAGAAGGTATCGATGTTGCATATGATGATGCAGCTGGTACAACTACAATATCTGGTGAAGATGCAACTGTAACTAATAAAGGTATTGCTTCTTTCGCAACAGCAGACTTCGGTGTTTCCAGTGGTGCGGTTTCATTGTCGGATACTGTTGTTAAAACAGTAACATCTGATTCTGGTGCAATGACACCATCTTCACATGGGTTCTCAATCCTTGGTGGAGAGGGAATGGATGTCACTCACTCTGGTACAACAATTACTGTTGCTGGTGAGGATGCAACTGTAACTAATAAGGGTGTTGCTTCTTTCGCAACTGCTGACTTTGCAGTAACTTCTGGTGCAGTAACAATTAAAGCATTAGGTGTTGCAAACGGACAAATCGCAGCAGATGCTGTGAATGGTGATAAAATTGCAGACAATGCTATTGACTCAGAACATATTACAAACGGTTCTGTTGATAATGGACATCTTGCTGGTGGTATCGCAAATGCAAAACTTGCTAACGATGGAATTACAATCGGTAGTACTGATACATCACTTGGTGACACAATCACTGCATTGACAGCAATGACTCAAATTGATGTTGACAACTTAACATTAAATGGTAATACACTATCATCTTCAGATACAAACGGTGATGTAAACCTAACACCAAACGGAACAGGTACAGTTGTTGTTCCATCTGGTTATGAAGGACGTGCTGGATTTACTTCACAGTCACTTGTTAACAAAACATATGTTGACCAAGTTGCAAACGGATTAGATGTTAAGGCATCTGTAAGAGTTGCTACAACAGCAAACCTTGCATCAAACTATAATAATAGTGCTGGTACATTGACTGCATCTTCAAACGGTGCAATCGCAATTGACGGTGTTACTCTTGTTTTAAATAACAGAGTACTTGTTAAAGACCAAACAACTGCAACACAGAATGGTTTCTATAAAGTAACTACTGTGGGTTCTGGTTCTGCGGCATTTGTTCTAACAAGAACTCCAGACGCAAACGAGGCATCTGAAATTACAGGTGGTGCATTTACTTTCGTTGAAGAAGGTACTGCAAACGCAGACAATGGTTATGTTGCAACGCACAATGGTGTTCCAACACTTGGTACTGATAACATCACATTCGACCAGTTCTCTGGTGCTGGACAAATTTCTGCTGGTGCAGCATTGTCTAAGAATGGTAATACAATTGATGTTGAAGTGGACGATAGTTCAATCCAAGTATCTGGTGATGCACTGCAAGTTAAAGCACTTGGTATCACTAACGGTATGTTGGCTGGTTCAATTGCAAATGCAAAACTATCAAATAGTTCTGTTACTATCAATTCAACAGCACTTGCACTAGGTGGTTCACTCACACTGGACACTGGTGATTTTGCAGAGAATGGAAACTTATTCTACACAGACGAAAGAGTTGATGATAGAATCAACGCACTTTTCCAAGCTGGAGAAGGTATCGACTTAACATACAATGATTCTTCAAACACATTCACTGTCGATGCAGAACTTGCTACTGCATCAAACAGAGGTGTTGCATCTTTTGCTTCGGCAAACTTTACAGTCTCAAGTGGAGCAGTTACCGTTACTGGTATTGATGGTGGCACTTATTCATAAGGGATAGGGTTACAATATGTCAACCGTAATAAAACTTAAAAAAAGTGAAACCGCACTTTCCAAACCTTCAACGAGTGATCTCGTTGCGGGCGAGGTTGCGATTAATGCTTTAGACCAAAGAATATTTGTTCGTGATAGTAATAGTAAGATTATTACTATTGGTGAAGCAGGCGGTAAACGTCACGAAAGTTCAACAGTAGAACATACTGTTACAGTTGCAACTAAAACTAATAAACACAGATACAACGGAACTGGTTCTGGAAGTGGTTATAAAATTGATGGTTCATTCTCTCCTACGATTGAGTTGGTGCCAGGCAATACTTACAAATTCGACCAAGCAGATTCGTCCAACTCTGGACACCCTCTTCGATTCTATTACGAAGCAAACAAAACAACCTCTTTTTCTACTGGTGTAACAACATCTGGTACGCCTGGCAACTCTGGTGCATATACTCAGATAGTTGTTTCAGATACAACTCCCTCAGTTTTACATTATCAATGTTCTGCACATGGTTATATGGGAAACCAAGTTGTTATCGGAACAAGAAACCTAACTGGACTTGACACTGGTGACTTAGGAGAAGGCTCTAATCTTTATTATACAGATGCAAGAGCAGATGCAAGAGTAAATCTTCAAACTGGTGCAAACTTAAATTTATCTTCTAAAAATACTGGAGATTTATCAGAAGGGTCTAACCTTTATTTTACAAACACAAGAGCAGATGGTCGTGCAGACACACGAATTGCTGCTTCTTCAATTAATGCACTAAACGATGTTGATACAGCAACTGCATCTCCATCTACTGGACAAGCACTTGTTTGGGATGGTTCTCAATGGGAGCCTGGCACAGTCGGTGGACAGATTACTGTACAAGATGAAGGTTCTGCATTATCAACATCTGCATCCACAATCAACTTTGTTGGTTCTGGTGTTGTTGCATCTGGAACAGGTTCTACAAAAACTATTACAATCGCTGGTGGCAGTGGTGGTATCGCACTTACTGATATAAGTGTTGGTGCAGAAGCAACTGCTTCTGGTAATGGTGGACTTGCATACAATAATTCAAGTGGTGTCTTTACATATGCCCCACCAACTCTAAGTGGTATCGGTGGAACAACAGACAATGTAAGCGAAGGTTCTAGCAATCTTTATTTTACAGATGCAAGAATAAATACACATTTAAATACGTCTAGTGCATCCACTAACCAAGTTCTTTCTTGGAATGGTAGTGATTATGCATGGGTTAATAATGCTGGTGGTGGAGGCGGTGGTGGTAATGCATTTACTAATATTGCAGTTGCTGGACAAAGCACAGTACAAGCAGATGCATCAACTGACACATTAACTCTAGTTGCAACAGGACTAAATAGTATAACAACGAATGCAACATCTGACACAATAACAATAGGAACTCCTACTGGAATTCCTTTTGTGAAAGAAGATGGAACATCAACAAGTTTAAATATGAGTGTTGCGGCAGGAACATTATCCTCGGCAGTATCTAGTTTATACATCCCCTTTGTTAAGGAAGATGGAACTAGTGTAACAACACTTGTTATGAGTTAAGGATAAGAGATGGCAGCGAAAACACCGATTAAAGCAACATTCACTGGTTCAAATGTAACAGGACTTGCAGAATTTGTGGCAGCAGACTTTATCCCTATCTCTGATGGTGGTACAGGTGCAGTAACAGAAGCTGGTGCTAGAACAGCATTGGATGTGGATTCGAAAGCAGAAGTAACAACAAAAGCAGTCAATAACGGTATTACGTTTGCGATTGCATTAGGATAACGATATGGCAATACCAAGTACAAGAGCAACATTCAAAGAATACTGTCTTAGAAGTTTAGGTAAGCCAGTAATTGAAATCAATGTTGACCCAGACCAAGTAGAAGATAGAATTGATGAAGCACTTCAATATTTCTCACAATATCACTATGATGGTATTGAAAGAATATACTTGAAGTATCAGATTACACAAGCAGATATTGATAGAGCAAGAAGTGACAACTCACTACCTACTGCAACAGACGTTGATGGTGCAACAACAGCAGTATGGAAAGAGCAGAAGAACTATATTCCTGTTCCCTCTACAGTTATGTCTGTAGTTAAAGTATTTCCTTTAACTGATAAAGCATCTTTGAATATGTTTGATATACGCTATCAGATGAGACTGAATGATTTATATGACTTCAGTTCTACTTCTGTTGTGCATTATGAAATGACAATGCAACACCTAGACCTTCTAGACCATATTCTAATTGGTGAGACTGCAATACGTCACAACCAACATCAAAACAGATTATATTTGGATGCAGATTTTAAAACAGATTATGTTGATGGGGATTATATCGTCATCGAATGTTATCGTAAATTAGACCCAGCAACCTTCACAGATGTATGGGATGATATCTTCTTGAAGAAATATGCAACACAACTTATTAAAATGCAGTGGGGTGCAAACCTTTCTAAATTCCAAGGTATTCAAATGTTGGGTGGAGTTGCCTTAAACGGTGAACAGATATATACTCAAGCACAAGAACAAATTGACAAATTAGAAGAACAAATCCAACTGGCATACGAGTTGCCTCCAATGCATATGATAGGTTAGATTGTTATGCCAACAAATGTATACTTTGATACAGGAACAAAACCAGAGCAGAACCTCTATGAAGATTTAATCATAGAGCAATTGCGTATTTACGGTCAGGATTGTTATTACATTCCTCGTAATATGGTTTCTGAAGATAAAGTATTCGGAGAAGATTCACTATCTAAGTTTGAAGATGCATACATGGTTGAAATGTATGTAGACAATGTAGATGGTTATGAAGGCGAAAAGGAATTGATGTCTAAGTTCGGTTTAGATATTCAAGACGATGCAACATTCACAGTTGCAAGAAGAAGATGGGAACAGTTTGTTACGATAGATAATAATCTTGTTGTGTCATCAAGACCAAATGAGGGTGATTTAGTATACTGGCCTAAGGGAAGTAAACTATTTGAAATCACATTTGTTGACCATGATGACCCTTTCTATGCAGTACACAATCTACCTACATACAAACTAAAATGTAAAACTTTTGAATATAGTTCTGAAGAACTTGACACTGGTATTGCAGCGATTGATGCAATTGAAGCAGATAATAGTTTAGACCAATTATCGCATCAAATGACTCTAGAAAATGCAACGGTATTCTCAGAGAATTTTGCTTTAGAACAAGGTACACCTTCTGATGGACAACTCGTACTAGAGGATTCATTACTTGGTGATAAAATTATATCTGAAACAGTGGATAACATTGGTTCAATTGTAATGGAAAATAATGTAGAGGGTGCATCAGCGTCCTATATAATACTAGAAACTTATCGGGTTGACACTATTGATGAAAGCGCTCAGAATGATTTATTTGATAGTGAAGAGGATACAATATTAGACTTTACCGAATCAAATCCATTCGGTGATGCTGGGAAATAAATTATGATTGGAAATTACTTTTACAACGAATCAACAAGGAATGTGGTAGTCGGCTTCGGTTCGATTTTTAACAACATTCAACTTGTTAAGAAAGATAATTCTGGTAACGTAACACAGACTATGAAGGTGCCGTTAGCATATGGCCCGAAACAGAAATGGTTATCCAGACTAAGACAAGACCCCAACCTAACTAAAAAGGTTGCAGTTACTTTACCTCGTATTGGTTTTGAGATTAGCGGTTTAGAATACGACCCATCTCGTAAACTTAACAAAATGATTAAAGTAAAGAAGCATGCTGACGGGGCAGACAACGAACAATTAAAATCTGGTTTTATGCCAGTACCTTATAATGTTAATTTTGAATTATACATTATGAGTAAAAATTCAGATGATGCACTACAGATTCTAGAGCAAATGCTACCTTACTTCCAACCAGAGTACACAGTTACTTTGAGGGAAGTACCAGAGTTAGATATTGTTAGAGATATTCCTGTAACATTAACTGGAATTCAATATGAAGATGATTATGAGGGAGACTTCGCAAGTCGTAGAGCAATTATCTACACACTAAGTTTCTCTGCAAAGTATTATCTATATGGCCCTGTAAGTTCACAGAATATTATTCGTAGTGTACAGGTTGACCAATATACAGATATGCCAGTGAACTCTCCTAAGAGAGAACAGAGATATTCTGCGACACCGAAACCAGAGGACGTTTCTCCTTCTGATTGGGATGTAGATGATGGTGATTTTGGGTTCAATGAGACTACAAGTTTCTATGAAGATGCAAAAACTTTTGACCCATCCAGTGGACAAGACGTATAAATAATACAAAGAATTAGGAAAACGATATGGCAAGTACATTAAAAGTAAACGAAATTCAAAATACAGTTGGAACTACTGCATTGACTATTGATAGTACTGGTAGAATTTTACAGCCTGCAAAACCAGTATTTCGTGCAACAGGCAATAACGCAACACAAAGTCTTAGTAATGCTACTAATACTGTTGTTTTGTTTGATGTTGCAGAAACAAATGTTGGTGGGGGATATAATACTAGTAACGGCAGATTTACTGCTCCTGTTACTGGTTTTTATCATTTTAGTGCATCAATTTTAATTTCACATTCTGGTGCTACTAGAATGGATTTGAATTTTTTCAAAAATGGAAGTGTGTTCGTTAGTCACGAATTTAGAGATGGCGGTTCAGTAACAACTAATGCTTCTGTTCATGCTAGTTGTGACGCACAATTAAGTGCTGGAGATTATA